ATCGACTGACCTGGAGTCGGAGGCTTACGCAGTCGGGGCGGCGGATATTCCAGTTGCGGGCGTCGGCGCTCCACAAGGACGGGCAAGGCTCTGGTTCGTGGCAAACTCCTACGACCCGAGACGGCAAGGGACAGAGTGGCATGGGGAACCGCATCAAGCGCGGGAAGAATGGCCGCCTGCACGTGGCGAATCTCTGCGATCAAATTGTGGACCTTGGCCGCCCGGACCTCGTGAGGTCTCCAGAATTCCGGTGCTGGCTAATGGGCTACCCGGAGTGCTGGGACGATGCCGGGGCTACGGCAATGCAATCTCTCCGCAAGTCGCGGCGCAGTTCATCCGCGCCTCTGAGTAAATCGAACACGTTATTAGACCGACCATGACAAACTACCGAAAACAACGTGCCGAGCGCAAGCGGCTGAGAATGAGCGACGAAACCACCTGCCATGAGTGAATCCACCATCGAGCGCGCGGTCTGCGCCTATGCGAAAGCATGGGGCTGTCTGGTGATGAAACTGGCTGGCCCGAACCAGAAGGGTCAGCCAGACCGCATGTTCCTGCGCGACGGCAAGGTGCTATTCATCGAGTTCAAGGCACCGGGCAAGCAGCCGACCGCGCTGCAACTCCGCTGGCTGGCCGACCTGCATGAACACGGCGTGCACGTCGCGTGGTGCGATGACGTCGGCAAGGGCAAGGAGATGATTCAAACGATACTTTTGAAATGACCGAGCAACTCGAACTATTCACTGACGAATATCGCGATCCAGCGAAAATCGTGGCGCGTTATAGGAAGCTCCTCACCGAGTGGCCTGCTGAAATCATGAGTTGGAGGCACCATCGCGAAAGCAGTGGCTGGTCAATGGCGACAGGCGGATATAGCTTCGCCCGGAGCCTGTTCTATAATCGGAAAATCACGCGGGTGGAACTGCGCCGGTGGTGGAAATTTCACCACCGGGTCAAGCGGTGGGACAGGAGGACGGCATGACCGAGACATTCACGGCATTCGACTACCAGCCGGCGATGGTGGACCATCTGCTCGACAACGACCGGGCCGCGCTGTTTGTCTCCCCTGGCAAGGGCAAGACGGTGGTCACGCTCACCGCGCTCGACGCGCTGGCGACCATCGGCCAATTCAAGGCGGCGCTGATCGTGGCACCGCTGCGGGTGTGCTCGATCACCTGGCCGGCGCAGATCGCACGGTGGAGCCACACAAGCTGGATGCGGGTGGCGAACCTGCGGACGGCGGAGGGAATGCAGGCGTGGCTGGACGGCACCGCGGACATCTATCTGATCAACAGCGAACTGCTGCCGAACCGGCTGCCGCTGATGTTCCCGAAGCGGAAGTCATTCGTCTGCCCGGTGGACACGCTCGTCATTGACGAGCTAAGCCTCGCCAAGAACCACGCGAGCAAGCGGTTCAAGGCGCTGCACAAGCACTTGGCTGCGATCCCGCGGCGGTGGGGACTGACCGGCACGCCGATCCCCAACAACTACCTCGACCTTTTCATGCAGGTGAAGATGCTCGATGACGGCAAGCGGCTGGGGAAGACTTACTCCGACTACAAATCCGACTGGTTCTATCCGGCCGACTACATGGGCTACACTTTCAAGCTGCAGGCGGGGGCGAAGGAGGAGATCGACCGCAGGCTGGCTGACCTCGCGCTGGTCATCGTGGGCGACGGGTCCGACCTGCCAGCCTCCTCGATCATCGACGTGGCGGTCGCGCTGCCAGCGGACGCCCGCAAGCAATACAAGACACTCGAAAAGGAGATGCTGGCAGACATCGCAGACGGCGAGGTGACTGCACCGTCGGCGGCGACGCTGTGCAATAAGCTGCTGCAACTCACCTCCGGCGCGGTCTATGACGAGGACCGGAAGGTTTTACCTGTCCACGACGCGAAGCTCGACGCGCTGCGCGTGCTGCTAACCAAGCACGCTAATGAGCCGGTGCTGGTGCTGTGCGCGTTCAAGCATGAGAGCGCCCGCATCCTCGCGGCCTGTCCGCAGGCGGTCATGTTTGACGAGCACCACATGGACGAGTGGCAGCGCGGCGAGATACCAGTATGGGTGGCAGACCCGCGGTCGCTGTCGCACGGCATCGACGGGCTGCAAAAGTCCTGCCGGATCGCGGTGTGGACATCGCTCACCTACTCCCACGAGACCTACGTCCAAACCAACGCCCGCCTGATCCGCACCGGGCAGACAGCGGAAACGAGCATCTACCGGATCATCGCCCCTGGCACGATTGACGACGCGGTGGCCGAGGCGCTGCGCGACAAGAGCGACACGCAATCCGGGATGCTCCACGCGGTCCGCAACCTGCAACTGATGCGCGGGAAGAATCTCTCAGAACCAATTTCCACACCATGACTACACACCCAACTATGACACTAGACCCCACTCTCGACTGCTACAAGAACGCCAAGGCCACCGAGGGCGAAGGTATGATTAAGTTCTCGGATTTGATCCAGACGATCAAGTCACCCGAGTTTTTCCAACAGATCAGCGACATCCGCGATTGCTTGATCATCGGCGACGACAAGGAATACGACCGGCTGAAGAAGGAACTGGAGGCGGTGACGGTTTCCGGCGTCTCACAGGGGCCGCGCAAGAACACGGTCAGCGAGGAACGATTTACCCACAACGGCCTGATGCAAGTGGACATCGACGGCAAGGACAACGTCGGCTGGTCGATCAAGGCGCTGACGGACCATTTCAAGGCGACGCCGCAGTGCATCGGCTCGAACATCTCGCCAGGCGGCGACGGGGTGAAAGGCTACGTTCGGATCGACCCGGAGAACCACCGCGGTTGCTTCGAGGTGGTGAGCAAGTCGTTCGCGGCCGCCGGCATCACGATTGACGAGAGCTGCAAGGATGAGGCGCGGCTGTGCTTCGTGTCCTACGATCCGGACGCATGGTGCGACCTGGACCGGGTGGAGGTTTTCACGGCCGACACGATCATCCCGGCGGCAAAGGCGAAGCAGGGGCTGGTGATCAAGGGCGACGCGGACGCGGAACTAACGCTCCATGACCTGGACGCCATGCTGAAGGCAATCCCCCGGCAGTCCTACGCAGAGTGGGTGAAGACGTGCTCGGGTGCTTGGAACCATTTCGGGGAGGACGCCACCGCGATCATTGCCAAACACTGGCCGGAGGAGTCGCCCGGCGAGTATGCGGAGAAGTTCAAGAACCGGGAGACGCGCATCGGGATCGGGTCGGTGGTGATGGTGGCGAAGGAACACGGGTGGACGATGCCGAAGCGGATCACGGAGACGCGCAAGGCTGCGGCGAAGGTGGCGGCCGCGGTGCCGGCGGGCGGATCTACCAGCACGGCATTCCAGCCGGAGGACATTTTCTACGACCAGCCCGGCGGGAAATACATGATCCGGGTGGGCGCGAACTATCACGTCCACGCGAAGATCGGGCCGGTGAACACCGGGCTGACGCGATACATGGCGCCGAATTTCACGGACCCGAAGGACCTGGTGCGGGCGGTCAACGCGGCGATCAAGGGACGCGAGCTTGACGGCGGGATCCAGTGGTCGGGGAGTATCGCGGGCCACGCGCAGGGGATGGCGGCGGACCACGAGGGCAAGCCGATTTTGATCCTGTCAGAGGCGCAGATTCCGACGCCCGCGGCTGGTGATTGCCCGTTGATTACGTCGATTCTTGAGCAGGTTTTCGAGAAGGAGGAGGCGCTGATCACGATCATGTCGTGGCTGGCAGGCAGGACGCTGGCGGTCCGTGAACACGTTCACATCCCATCCCCGATGCTGGTGATGGCCGGCGAGGTGAACAGCGGCAAGAGTTTGATGGCGTGGATCATTTCCGAACTGCTAGGCGGGCGCACGGCGAACCCCTACTCGTCATGGTCGGGAGGGATGCTGTGGAACGATGACTTGATCGGCTCTGAGCTGCTGCTGGTGGATGACTGCACCGGTAACACGGACATCCGCGCAAGGCGGTCGTTCGGCGCGGCATTCAAGGAGGCGATGTATCCGCACGCGGTGCAACTCCGCAAGCGGCAATGCAGCAGCATCTCGGTGCGGCCAGTGTGGGCGTGCGTGGTGTGCTGCAACGACACGCCGGAGTCCCTCCAGATCATCCCGCCCATCGACGCGGATATGAGCGACAAGATTATCCTGCTGCATTGCACGGGGCTGAAGCTCGACCACGACACCTCGACGCCCGATGGCAAGCGTGGACTGCAAGCGGCGATCCGGATGGAGCTGCCAGCGTTCGCACAGCAACTCAGCGAGTGGGTGACGCCAGAGGATTTCAAGGACTCGCGCTCCGGGGTGCTGGCATGGCGCGACCCTGACCTGGTGGACTCGGTGGACGCGCACAGCCCGTCGCGGCGGATCGAGCAACTCATCGAGACGGCGATCACCCACATGGGGATCTGGCACGACCTGCCGCGGGAGTTGACCGCGATGGAGATCGAGAGCCGTCTGACCGACAACGGCAGCCCAGTGCGCGACCAGGCGAAGCAGATGTTTAACTGGCACGGGGCGTGCGGGAGTGCGCTGGCGAGGTTGGCAAAGAAGGGTGGGAAGATGGTTTCAGCGGGGAAATACGATTCAGACCGGAAGATCAATCGTTACCTCATCAATCCTTAAAAACCTCAAACATGACCCCGTAGACCCCGTGAATAATTCAATTTACGGGGTCTTACGGGGTCAAATGTCTACCTTTTAAGGAGTAAATTGATATATAAGAGGAACCCAACTAGGAATGCAGAAGTAAGACATACCAAAACAGACCCCGTAAGACCCCGTAAATTAAAAACCTGAAAACAGACCCCGCAGACCCAGCAAAACGCAATCTCCCTCGAAAAGACGCACGGGTCCTCCCCAGCCTATGCTTCAAGTAGTCATCTGTCGCACGGCAAAACGCTAGCGATAGGGGTTTTGACGCTGACACACCTATCGTGAGCGCGAAACCAATGCCAGAGACAAAGAGAGCGAAGCCCGGTCCGAAGCCAGCCATCGAGCCGGAGGGCTACACGGTGGCCCGCTTCGCGCAGCTTGCAGGATTCGACCGGCACACCATCGGGGCGCGGATCGAGGAGATGAAAATCCAGCCGGTCGGCAAGACGGTGGCGCAGGCGGCGGCGCTCTACGCGATCCGGGATCTGGTCCGCGCGATTCTGGGCGGCGACATCGAGGCGGAGAAACTCCGCAAGACCCGCGAGGAGGCGGACAAGCTGGCGCTGGCCAATGCCCGCAGCCGCGGCGAGCTCGTCGAGATTGCCAGCGTGAAGAAGCTCGGCGAGAAGATCATGGTGGCGATCCGCAACCGGCTGCTCAACATGCCGCTCACTGACGAGGAAAAGGACCGCTGCCTCAAGGAGCTGCTGGACCTCGGTAAACTCGACTGGAGCCGCGAGGGATGAACGTCGCCCTGGCAGACATCGCCGAGCACCTGTTCGGCATCTTCCGGGCGCCGGCGCGGATGACAGTTTCCGAGTGGGCGAACAAGTTCCGCTATCTTTCCCAGGAGTCGTCGTCGAACCCCGGCAAGTATTCCTCCGACATGACGCCCTACGCCGTCGCGTGGATGGACTCGGTGAATGACCCGACCTCCTCCGGCACCATCCTGATGGTGGCCAGCCAACTCGGCAAGACCGAGGTGCTCAACAACGTCGTCGGCTACTTCATCGACATCGAGCCCGCGCCCATCCTGATGGTGCAGCCGACCATCGACCTGGCGGAAAGTTGGAGCAAGGAGCGGCTGGCACCGATGATCCGCGACACGCCAGCGCTGCATGGCCGAGTCGCCGACGCCCGCAGCCGGGACTCTGGCAACACCCTGCTGCACAAGACATTTCCCGGTGGCAACATCGCCATGGCCGGAGCCAACGCGCCCTCCGGTCTCGCGTCCCGCCCGCGGCGCGTCGTGCTGCTTGACGAGGAAGACCGCTTCCCGGCATCGGCTGGCAGCGAGGGCGACCCCGCGTCGCTGGCCATCCGGCGCACCGAGACGTTCTGGAATCCTGTTATTTTCGAGACCTCCACCCCGACCGTCAAGGGACTGTCGCGGATCGAGGCGCGCTTCGAGGAGAGCGACCAGCGGCGGCTCTGGTGCCCGTGCCCGAGCTGCGGCGAGTTTCAGACGTTGAAATGGGCGCAGGTCCGTTACGACAAGGAAGGCGACGGCAGCGACGCGCACTACCTGTGCGACCGTTGCGAGGAGGAGCTCGATGACGAGGACCGGCGGACGATGGTCCGCAAGGGCGAGTGGCGGGCCGAGTTCCCCGAGCGCACGCTGCGCGGTTTCCACCTCAACGGGCTGGCCTCGCTGTTCCGGCACAAGCGCGGCTTCGCCAACCGGCTGCACCAGATGGCGGCCGACCATCTATCCGCCAAGCGCAAGGGCAAGGAAGTGCTGCGGACTTGGGTGAACACGTTTCTGGCAGAGACCTGGGAGGAGGAGGGCGAGTCGGTGGCGTGGGAGCCGCTGATGCAGCGGCGGGAAAACTGGGGGGAGTTCCCGGCCGGCGGCTACGTCGTCACCGTGGGGGCGGAC